AATCAATTACCAATCAGGATTACCACACTATCAAATTATTTTAGACGAATTGTATGCAAAATATGAAGGAGATTATTTGAAATACTCCGAAGAAGACAAAGAACTCAGAGATTATGCTTGGGAAGAAAGAGACAATGATTTTAAGCCGTGGCCAGACACCGTACCACGACCAATAGGATTTGATCCAAGCACAAATACAATCACATACACAGGCGGAACCAAGGAACAAGTTAAGGCATTGAAAGGAATAAATTTAGCAGAATTAAAACAATTGATTATTGATAGAAAAGTTCAACCAGGAATATTTTCTTATTTTGTAAGATCTCCCGACCGAAAACCAGTAAAAGCAATTATTTCTTCCAGCAATGGAAATTATCGAGTATCTGACGCTCAATTAAAACGAGCGATTAAGTATGTAACAATGAAAATTAAATACAACGTAGAATTAACATCTGATGAACAATTATTTTCGACCCGATTTATGCTTAGTAAACCAACCATAGTAGAAATTAAATACCAAGCTGGAATAATGGAATTTATAGATAAGGCAATAGACACCACACTCCCAATAGCAAACGTAGTGGATGCGATAGGTAATTTGTTGGATGCACATCCAGTAACTTATCAACCGTATCCTATTCATACAAAAGAATTAGGTTATTTAGTAGCAACAGACAATATACAATATTTAGAACGACCACTTACAACCAATCACAACGGCATGAATCTATCAGACAAGGAGACGTTTGGCGGAAACAGGAAAGAGACAGATATTTATGAATTGATGACCACAGTTAGATCATTGTACACCACATTTGAATGGAGAACAACAGATCCACAAGGAGCATTACTAGCCAGCTGGCCAGTAGGACCTTCTTATGAGAGAACTAAATACAAAGTTTCTCCCCCTATGGACGTCATATCACAAGATTTTTGTTTCTGGAATGGATCAGTCAAATATATCATTGAGGTAGTAGCATCAGCAGCTCACAAAGGACAATTAACATTATCTTTTCACCCCAATCTCGAACAACCACCAGCAAATTTAAAACAAGCAACTCAACAATATTTTACATCTTTTGATCTTATTAAGGGTCGAGCAACAATAGCAGCTCAACTCCCCTATCTCAAAAAATCACAATATTTACCTATTATTAGCACAGCACCCAATCCATATGAATACAACAACACCGGCGGATACAGTGGATTGGTATGTCTTTGGGTTCAAAACGAACTCAGATCTTTTACAGGCGTATCTGATACAGTAGATATCAATGTTTATAAAGTAGCAGGCGAAGACTATAAAGTAGAAGTCTA